TAAGTTTGTAATGAAAACTGTAAACATGCCAGTAGAAGTAAAGATTAAGGAAGAAGTGTTAGTGGATGTTGAAGTTGAAGAAACAATCATGGAGGAAATTGAAGTTCCTGCAGATGCTCCTCAAGGTGCTTTTGATTCTACCTGTTTATGGATTGATGAGAATGCTGTTGAAGAATATATCAAGCGTGGTTATGAATTCACCGGTCAGAAGCGTATGTCTTACTGTCCACCAGAGTGGATTGCTGACAAACAAGGTGGTGGTTTCTTAATCTTGGATGACTGGAACCGTGCCGATGTGCGTTTCCTGCAAGCTGTAATGGAGCTCAAATAAATTTGGATAATCTAAAATATTTTGCTATTTTAGCAGTATGAAAGATTTATTCAAACAGCTTGCAGAGCTTAGAGGTAAAGATCTTTGTGGCATTTATCTCTTGAAAATTAATGGTAAACAATATGTAGGCAGCAGCGTCAACATAAAAAAAAGACTAAGAAGACATAGAACGCTTTTAAGAAATAATAAACATGATAATAGGTATCTTCAGAATTTATATAACAAGCACAAAACTTGCGAATATAGCATTCTTGAAATATATAATCTGTTTATGACTTCTTTAGAGTTAAGAACCAAAGAAAAAGAATGGGTAGATAAACTTAATGCAGAGCTAAACCTAGATGATCCTATAAAAGGTATAGGAGGATTTTGTGAAAAATTTGTATACCAGTTTGATCTAGAAGGAGTATTTGTAAAAGAGTGGAAATCAGCAATGGTTGCAGCAAGAACATTAAACATATCGTATAATGCTATCCATGCTTGTGCTAATCCAAAAGTTACAGTATCCAAAACTGCTCACGGTTTTCAATGGTCTTATCAAAAAGAATCTCCTGGAAAATATATATGTAATACAGGCTCTAATTTAGAAACTAGAACTGTATATTTATATAATCTAAGAGGGGAATTCTACATGTCTTTTAACTCTTTATCTGATTGCGCAAGATACCTTGCTGCAGATATTGATTACCAAGGTGACTGGAAAATAATAAGAAGTAATCTTGCTTATGTTTTACAAAAACCACAAACAAGAAAAGTGAGAGGAAAGTATTTAGCATCTTATGTTAAAGCTGATACTCATAACTTGAGTCTATCCACGGGCTCCTAACCGGGTGAATTGCTGGGATATCTTGAAAATACTAATGCTACAACATGACTGGAAACAGTGAGTGTGAATGCTTGAAAAATTTAGTATTATAAGACAATCAGCAGCCAAGCTTAAATCTAAAAGATTTGGGAAGGTTCAACGCATAGGTATTGAAACTACATTGTAGAATATAATATACCCAAGAGTGCCCGGCATACTAATGTATGAAGATATATGCTGACCTGTATAGAGATATACAGAAGCTAAGATAAAAAACTTAGCGATAACAATAATGTGTGGATAGACAAGAATACATCTCCTGGAAGTTACCAAAAGACTGGCATATCTTGTTGACCGCTAACCCGGACAACGGAGACTATTTAGTACAGTCTATTGATACAGCTCAAAGAACTCGCTTTGTAAGTGTGAACTTGAAGTTTGACAAAGATGTATGGGCACGTTGGGCAGAGTCTCAGCGTATTGATGGTCGTTGTATTAACTTCTTGTTATTACATGATGAACTTGTTAATGCACGTGTAAATCCAAGATCTATTACTACTTTCTTTAACTGTATTAGTTCCATTGAAGATTTTGGTAATAACTTACCACTAATTCAAATGATTGGTGAAGGCTCAGTAGGGCCTGAGTTTACTACTATGTTTACTTCATTTATTCACAATAAGTTAGATAAATTAGTTACACCAAAAGATATGTTGCTAAAAGCAAATGATGCTGAGGTACTTGGATCTATTCGTGATTGTGTAGGTGTTGATAACTCCTACCGTGCAGATATTGCAAGTGTATTAACTACACGTTTAATAAATTTTACTGTAAATTATTCTCAGGACAACATTATTAACCAGTCAATCATTGACCGTTTGATTAAATTAGCTACTGAAGATGTGTTTACTGATGATTTAAAATATGTACTAGTTAAGAAGATTTTAAATGGTAATAAACAAAAATTTCAAAAACTAATGGTTAATCCAGAGGTTATGAAAATGGCAATGAAATAACATGAGTACACAAACCAACAATATGGCACCTCAGGATAATCCTGGGGTGACCATTCTTAGTGAAGAAAGCTTCAAGACTCTTGAAGGAATGATTAAAAGTAATGATCAAGGTGACCACAAAATGGCACAATTAATTCTTAATCAAATTGATATTAAAGAATCTATTTATTGGATTTGGAAATTATCTAGAATAAATGCTTACCGCATGGTTAATTTGAGAACAAAAGCCAGTAGAGAATTCCGTGATTCATGTAATCTTTTTTATTTGAGTACTTCTAGTAGTACAACTTTTGCATCATGGTTAATAAAAAAACAGTGGATGACTGATGAAATTTATGCAAGGCTTAAAAAAGATTTAATTGTTCAGGAAAGTAATACTGTTAAGTCTGTTATTTTTAAACATAGCATAGAATTAAAAGATGAATTAAAACATCTTGATTTAAATGATGAACCAATAACTATAAGTACACCAATTATTTATGGAGACTAAAAATGCATTTTTCATATCTCATGTTTGGACTAATGGTGAGTATGATTTAAAATTTAAAACAATTAAGGTTATAGAGAATGTAAGTTATAATAAATTATTAAAAACTAACATTAAATCAGAAAAGGAATATGTACCCAAAAAGGATGACAAGTTATTCTTCCTACCAGGGTGTACTATTCCAAGATTTAAAATGAAAAAGTTTTGTGAAGAATATGGTACCGCAATGGTAAAATATCAAAAATCAGCAACTGCTTTATTTATTGGATCTGATACATTAAAAGAACTTGTTACTCATGCACCAAATTATAAATTACCCAAAAATGATGTAATTAATTATTTTAAAACATACATACCTCAATTTGATGTAACTCCAATAGAAAATACTAATTCTAAAAATGTTTATTTTAATTCATCACATTTAAAAGATGGTTTTACAAAAAACTTTGGACACCTTATTAAAATATTAAAACCTGATTGGGAAAATTCTTTAGATACCATGTTTCTTTCAGAAGCATCTTTTGACAATTATAAACTGATCATGGAAAGTGATAATGTTTATGATCAATCAAATATTCTTAAAAAGTTAAACAGTGGTGCTGAAATGACTCAAGAACAGTACATTTCTATACAAAGATTACTTGAAAGCACAGATAACTCAAATAAAAAAATAGCAATTGAGATTATGAGTAATTGTGATTTTGAAAAATCTGCCGTATATTTGTTGCTCTTGATATTGGATCATGGTAGCGCAATTGATGAATGCCGTGAATCCCGTCATGTCAACTTTAAATCTTTACTCAAATTTTTTGGACTTAGTAATATTTATAATTATAATATTAATGATTTAGTTGATACTCTACTTGAAAATAAACTTTTAAGTAGAAATAATTTGGAAATAATACTTCCAAGAATCACTAAAGAAATATCTGATTCTACAGGTTTAAATTATTTTACACCTTTTGGAATAACTTATTCAGAAGAAATTTACAAAGGTCTACTAGAAAATATTCTAGAAACAACTCATAACACAGTTATATTAGATGATGAAGCAGAGACATTAAACCCAACAATCTAGTTTAACAAATAAAACAAAAAATAAATATGAGTACAGAACAACTAATCCAGGTAGAGGACCTGGTAAAAGAATTTTACTCAAAGCCATTCTATTTGAGCTATTCAGGCTTAAATAAATTGCTTTATTCACCAGCTCTATTCTACAAGCATTACATCTTGCAGCAAAGAGAAGAAAAACTTGATAGTTATTTAATTGATGGTAAAGTAATCCATTGTCTATTATTAGATAATGGATCTTTTGATGATCAATTTATACTAATGCCAAGTACATTACCAACAGATAATACCCGCAAACTTGTGGATAGAATCTATGACCAAGTAAAAGAAGAACCTGGTTTATTGGAAGATCACACCGTAGAAATACTAGAGTATTTAAAAGAAATTAAACTACACCAATCTTTAAAAACGGATCAACAAAGATTAGACAAAATTTTAACTGATGATGCTAAATCCTATTTTCAATTTTTAAAAGTTAAAGGTACTAAAGATTTAATTGACAATGATACTATGCAACGTTGCAATGAAGCTGTAGACATCCTGCGTGCTAATTCAAAAGTCTGTGAATTATTAGGTTTACTTATAAGTGAACTTGACAATGTAGATTTATTTAATGAGAAACTATATACAATAGATATTGATTATCCATTTGGTCTTAAAGGGATAATTGATAATGTTAAAGTTGATCATGATAAGAAAACTATTTTTGTTAATGATTTAAAGACTACTAGTAAAACAATAGCTGAGTTCAAAGAAACAATTGAATTCTATAATTACTGGAGTCAGGCTGCTATCTACAATAGATTAGTACATTATAATTTTCATGAAACACTTGAGCAAGATGGTTGGAAAGTTGTCTTTAATTTTATAGTTATTGATAAATACCAACAGGTTTATTGTTTTGAAGTAAGTGAAAATACTATGCAAGAATGGCAAATACGTCTTGAAGAAAAACTGAAAGAAGCAGCTTGGCATTACAATAGTAAGAATTACACCCTCCCAAAAGAATTTGCTGAAAATAAAGTAATATTATAAATTGGAGGATGGTGTATGAAAATAGTTTCAATGTATAAAAATTATTTCCAAAAAAGCAGGGTATTTTTGTATCCTGCTCTTGGAATTAAAAGAGGAGTTAGTGTTACTCCTGTTCAGACTTATATGTCTTGGACAAATAAATACAGTCCCGTAGATGGTAAACTGTGCTGTCTGTATCATCTGCGTAATGATTCAGATTTTAAGACCTTTGAACAGGCTAAACTTTTGAGTAACAAATACTTCCATGAGTTTGTCCAAGTAGAGGAAAGAAAAGGGGTTTATGTATTTGACTATAGTCCTTTAATTAATGATTGGAATCACATACTTGCTGGGCGCTATTCAAAGATCTCACCAGAACACAAAAAGACTATAAGAAATTTTATAGGACTTAATAGTCCTAATTTACCTTATATAGATTCTTTTTTGTATCCAGATAGATATTTTAATTTATATTCAGAACTAATGCTTATAGATGTAAACATCTTAAAATCTGTGGGAGAGCTTTGTAATTTACCAGATTTAGATAAAGAAAACCTTGAGGTAGAAATATCTAATTTGGAAATTGTAAAAGAAAATCCGTAATTTGTAATTCACTTAATAATTAAACTTATGTCAGCAGTAAAACCAACAATGTTGCTTATCACGTCAGCTATGCAAGGCCAAAAGACTTTTAAGCTAATGCCTATCAGTACAGAGTGTCCATTCAATGAAGGTATTTTTATGCCAGAAGGACGCGTCTTAGTAATGATGTCAAAAGAAAAAAAGGAATCCGTACACATGCTTCCACGCTTAGATGAAAATGGAGATCCTGTAAAAACAAAAACACCACGCATGAACGGTAAATCCTATAGAGAACACCGTGTGCATTTAGAAACATATACAGAACACTATTTAGCAGAGAAAGAAGAAATAATTAATTTAATTAAAATGATTGCGGTTAATGCAGACAACTTTGACTTTGAAAAGTACATGGTTGATTCAGGCATTATTATGCCACAAGAAAAGAAGATTGAATTAATAACACCATAAGTAATTATAAATCTAGATACAAAGGGGGCCATGTGCTCCCTTTTGTGTCTATATAAGGGGGGACAGCTTAACTGAACAAAACCTTTATGAACACAAGAGTTAGAACACACTGGGTAATGGATTATGAAACCATGATCAACTTGTTTGTGGCCGTGTTTGAAAATTACAAGACTGATGAAATAAAGATCTTTATAGTCCATGAGCTTCTAAATCATTTCCCTGAGTTTGTAAAATTCCTAGAGGAAAACAAAAAATTAAAAGAATGGCACGTGTCCTTTAATGGGTTAGGATTTGACTCTCAAATTACTGAATACATCCTTAGAAACAAGAAGAACTTACTAGCTCTTCCTGTTACAGAAATTATTACAGCTATCTATCAAAAGGCGCAGGATATAATTCAAAGACAGGAAAATGGAGAATTTCAAGAGTTTGCTGAGCATCAGTTATCCATTGAACAAGTAGATATATTCAAACTTAATCACTGGGACAACCCCGCAAAAAGGTCTTCTTTGAAATGGATACAGTATTCTATGGACTGGGACAATATACAAGAAATGCCTATACATCACAGCACGCGTGTTACAACAATGGACCAAATTAAAACTGTTGCCCGTTATTGTAAGAATGATGTAAAGTCTACCAAAAAGATAATGCAATTGAGCAAAGAGCAAATTTATCTTAGAGGAGCTCTTACAAATGAATATAAAATACGTTTGTACAGTGCATCTGAACCAAGAATTTCTAAAGAGTTATTCATGCATTTTCTTAGTAAAGAAACTGGTATAAATAAATATGACTTGCGTAACATGAGAACCAGAAGGCAATCAATTGTTATTAAAGATATTATATTACCTTATATCAAATTTAAAACTGAGACTTTTCAATACTTGTTAGACAACTTTAAAACAGTTGTAGTAAACCCTAATGCAACTAAAGGAGGTTTTAAATATCACATAAATTACAAAAATGTTAAAACAGATTTTGGTTTAGGTGGTGTACATGGTTGTACTAAATCTGGTGCATATACATCAGGTAATGGTATGATTATAATGACCTCAGATGTAACTAGTTTCTATCCTAATTTAGCTATCCGTAACGGGTGGTCACCAGCACATCTTCCACAAAAAGACTTTTGTAAACTGTATGAATGGTTTTTTGAAGAAAGAAAAAAGATACCTAAAAAAGACCCTAAGAATTATGTTTACAAAATTATACTCAATTCTACTTACGGTCTTAGTAATGATGAAAATTCTTTTTTGTATGATCCTCAGTTTACTATGCAAATTACAATCAATGGTCAATTGACTTTAATGATGTTGTATGAAATGTTAGCTGAAGGAATTCCTGGTTCTATACCTCTAATGCAAAACACAGATGGTTTGGAAATGATAATTCCAGAAGAATATAGAGAAAAGTATTTAGAAATCTGTTCTCAGTGGGAGAAGATAACTAATTTACAACTTGAGCATGATGAATATACCAAAATTGTATTAGCAGATGTAAATAATTATATTGCTATAAACAAAGCAGGTAAATACAAATGCAAAGGTAGATTTGAATTTGAAGACTTAGCTCTTCATAAAAACAAGAGTTTCCTGATAATACCTAAGGCCATATTCAATTACTTTGTAAATAACATACCACCTGAAAGATTTATCCAAGAAAATAGAAATATCTTAGACTATTGTGCTGGCGTAAAAATTAAAGGTGACTGGGAATTTCAACAAACATGTTTAAGAAATAAAACAGTGGAGAAAACTGTGTTGCAGAAAACTATAAGATATTATATATCTGAAGGTGGTTGCAAAATAATAAAGGTTAATAAAAGTGATGGTAGAGAAATACAACTTGAATCTGGAAAATGGATGCAGCAAAATCTCAGTTTATTTGTCAAAAAAAATTGGGAGGAATATGGTGTAGATGAAAGTTATTATCTACAAAAAATATATTCCGAAATTCACAAGATATGCCCTCTTCCTAAAAGGCAATTAAATTTATTTGAATGATATGGAGTACACCATTAAACACACCTCTAAGAAGTTCGCGTCTAGTTAGACGGGTCATTATTGACCACAAATTAAAAGCAGGATGGCCAATCAAATGGGGAGGACAATGGGATATAGCAATCAATGGACAGCTGATTCCCACAGGTCTAACCTCATTAGATTGGACCGGACAGCAGTGGATAAATTTTATAAATAGTAAT